TGCTGCTGCTCCATGCCCGGCTTGTCGGGACGGTCGTTTCAAATTCCATGTTAATGCGCTTTGACGGAATCGTTGCGTTTTGCCCGTCCATGTTCTGCAGCACTTCCTCCCAGGTCCCTTTCCTCAGCTTTCCGGTGACCTCATAGTTCACATCACCATTGATCAGCATCCTTCTGGACGTCAGATTCATGCCCTCAACCTTGTCTGCATCACTCCATACCGCACTGCCCTGTTTCTTGCCTGGGTGTATTGTGTCAAAATCACCGAAAACCTGTTCAGCGGTCTTTGCTCCTGTCGGGAGCCCGCTGGGTGTGCTGGTAACGGTCTGCTGCACTGTCTTTGCATTTCTGGCTGCCTGGTTCGCCGCCAGGCGGTCCCGTACATCCTTGCTGCACTGCTGCGCCTTTACCGGGTCGGAAATGCTGTCAATCAGCTGTTGCTTGTTCATGTTGTTGCAATAGGCAATATTCTGTGCTTTTGCAAGCTGCAGAAGCTCCTGCTTGCCCATCTTGGCCAGCGTTGTTGCATCGTGCGCGGCCGCCTGGATGGTCTTTGCTGTATTCTGTGCCTCATCCGCCCATACAAATGCAGCCTGCTTTTTCCCGGTCCTTTCAGTCAACAGGTCAGTGTAAAATGCCCGGTATGTCTCGCGGAGGTTCTGCTTGCGCTCCACAATGGCATCCAGCAGCTGCTCCGCATCCTTTCCTTTCCCTTTCAGGCTTTCTGCATAGTCCCGAAAAATCTCCCTGTATTCTTTATCAGGGATGGCCTCAACACGTTTAATGTACGCCAGTGTGTCCTGCGGGTTGAGGTCAAGCTCGTTATTTGCATATTTCCGGAAAACGGTATTATACAGCGGTTCTGTTTCGCCATACTTGCTGTTTGGATGGTATGCGTATGTCATTTTACTGCTGGCCTGGTCGGCTATGTACCGGAAAGACTGTTCTTTGTCGACGCCGATCATGCGTCCGGCGGAATCCGTCACAAAATTGCCGCCGTGGCTGTCATAATTCCCCAGCAGCCAGTCTGTAACATGTTCGCGCTGTATCTGCTGGACCTGTTCGGCCGTCAGCTCTTTTGTGCCGTATTGCTGCCATGCCTTATAGTCAAAACCGTTGGGGTCAACATCAATTTTCTGCTGGAATGCTCCAAATTTCCCGTTTATCTCCCCGGTTCCGACTTGCACTGCTGTATCAGGATCCACAATACCCTGCACCTTATAACCAGCCTCCTGCACATATGCCCTGAACTCTTCCGGTGTGCCGCTCTTCGACTGCGCTGGCTTAAACAGCCACTCATCACCGTTTGCATCCTCGCACAAGTGCATTTCACCGGTACCGCCGAGATATGCGTTTCCTTTGTCCGTCATTCCCTGCGGCATCTGTATACTTTCGGGGATGGACGGGGTGTCCGGTTCCGGTATGTTGGGGCCCGCGGTTGCAGCTGCCTGGTTCGGATCCTGCTGTACAACCGGTGGGCTGATCTCTTTATATTCAACGGCACATCTGCACAGCGGGTGCGCCGGTGGGGTCAGCCTCTGGCCAGCAAATAGCATCTTGTTGGTTGTGAATCCGAAATCATCATCAATGCCTACTGTCTCACCTTCCAGTGAGCTGCATATAGAGCACACACCGTCATCATAAGCTGTGGACCATATCTTCTGTACGGTTCCGAGGTAGCCTTGCGCCTGTGCCATTTTGACGGCTTCATATTCCCCGTGCTGGTATGCAAATGCCAGCTCTGTTTCAGCTATCATATTGGCACGGTACCTGTGCTGTTGTGCCGCGTACTTTGCTGCAGCCTCCTGGGCTTTCTTCGCCGCTGTGGCCTCTTTCATGTTGGGGTTGTTTTTCAGCAGCGTGGCCTTTACGTTATCGTAATAATTGGCGTTGGCAATCGCCTGTTTCTGCGTCAGACCGATGCAGGGCCGTATTGCCCTGGACAATTCCTCCGGGCTTTCGCCTTTGCTGTACGCCCTGGAAATCAGGGCGCTCACGGCGTTCTTTTGCTCGGTGCTGATATTGGTCACAAACTCGGCTCCATGGTCCTTTACCCAGTTGGTAACGCCAACCCAGTTATGGTCAAAGTAAAACCCGCTGTGTGTTTCCTGGATTCCCTGGCTGGCCGCCTCCATAGCGTTCACCCATGTAGGGGCCAGCTTATCATTTACCATTTTGCTGTAATCCTGTTGCCACTGCTGGAACGTGCTTTCGCTCATGTAGCCATTCATTACAGCCTCGCGGAGTTCCTTGTAGGTAATGGCGTTCTGCTGGTTGCCCCATGTGCTCTGCAGGATGTATGCCGGTTCAGCTGTGGAAGCGTTCAAAAAGCCGTTTAGCTTGTTTAGGGCGTCCTGCCCGCCTTTGCTTTTTCTAACTTTCCCGGCAGCCTTGCCGACTCTTATTTTTTTAAAGCGTATCATGGATCCCTCCCCAGCCTTTTCCGTGCCTCTTCCACGGCCTGCATGTCCTCATCCGTCACGGCGTCCGGATCATCTCCTTCACTCTCCGGGTCAACCGTGCTGCTTCTCTGCGCCTGCTGTCTCGGATTCCTTCCAGTCATCCCGTTGCCCGGCACTCCTGGTGTGTCCTCTTCCAGCCGCTCCGGAAGGTGTCCGGCCTCGCGGACGTAATCTTCCAGCTGGCTGTCAGGTGTCAGCACGCCCACGCCGGTCATGTCCTTAATGTAGGTTGCCAGCTTCTCAATATCCTCATCCTCAATGTCACCGTGCTCCATGGTGGGATAATCGGTAATGCCGGAAAAATGCTCACCGTTCAGGTTGATCAGGCGCGGTATAGCCTGGTTGTTGAACACTTCACAAATAATGTCCAAATAGGCACCTATGGCCATGGCAAAAAGCTCTGTTTTGTTGTCACTCAGCGCGAAACTGCCCACGCTCTGGTGCCCCAGGAATATAAAATCAGCCAGCACCGTCATTGCCATGCGCGTATCATAGCGCTCTATAATAGCATTGGTATCAAACTGCCTGCGCCCTCCGGTACTCAGCAGCTGGAACTCCCAGCCATTCGGCAACGCCAGCCCCTCTGTGCTGTCACGCCGGACATTCTTCACAATGCTTTCCATGTTCGTGCGTATTGTTACCATGTCCGGGTCATCCGTGTCCCATATGTTCATGCCCTCTGGTGCTTTCAACACCGGGAAGCCTGCCAGATCACGCTCAATGCCGATTCCCTCTATTTCCTGGATCCGGCGCTTGAAATACCAGGACCTGTATGCGTTCCTCAAAACGCTGCGGCCTTCCGGGTTGTTCTTCCGGCTCTTTGTACGGAACAGTAATGCTTTTTCAATGGGTATGGTCAGCAGTCCGAAGTCAGGCGGGGGCTGCTGCGTCATTCCGATCAGGTTGTCCTGGTCATCATATTCCCATTGGTACAGCGTTTCCTGCGCTCTGATCGGCAGCTTCGCCCATCCGATCAGACCATCATCATACTTGCTGTTTAATCGTGAATCTTTGTTTTTCCCACACCGGCGCTTGTAAACTATTTCGTGGTAGCTCCATCCATACGTCAAAAAGGACAGAATCTCGGAAATGGTATCTGTCCAGGTGTCCTGCATGTCATTCATGCAGCTTTCCACAAACTCTGCCGCCTCCTGGTCAATCTTTTCGGCTCCCGCTGGCTGTATGGTCCAGGACGCCTGCCGGATCAGCATCTCAATGGCAAATAGGATGGCGCCGACCACATCGTCATTGTCAGCCATTTCCCGGTATGTCTCAACGCCTTTGTGTCCTTGCAACTCCTTTAAAAATTCCTCATAAAAAAAGCCGCCATAGCGTTTCTGTCCTATGCGGCCGAGTTCTCCGTTTATAGCCATTGGTCATCACCTCACTTTCTCCAATAGCTGCTCTTTTCTGTGCCCATACCTTCCGGCGGGCCTGTCTGCGATGGCTTATCCATCAGGTACAAAATTCCCTGCACAAGTGCGTCAACAGTATCTTTGTATACGCCTTTGGGGAACATCAGTAAATCTTTCACCAGGTCGGGTACCCAGGATGCAATGTTGGGGTCTGGCAGGAAAACATTGCCAGCCTCAAAATAAGGTGTCACCGAAATGGCTCTTTCTTCCTTGCTGCCCTTCGGGTTAAATGGTACCATTCCAGGTATTTCTTTTTTCAGCGTGTCTATGATGGCCGGTCCGTTCGCCTTGTCCTCAACGACCTTTGCTCTGGCTTTCGGGTGCTTTTCTGTCATGTCCCGGATTGCCTTTACGTTCCGGGTGAAATCCATCTTCTCATTTATCATGTCGAACACATAGATATTTGATCCGCTGCGCCCCATCACAAAACCTGCGCATTTCGCGCTGCCCTCGCTGTTCTTAAATGGCAAGTCCCAGCTTTGTATGATCATATTGCAGTGCGGGGCCTGCGTGTAGTAGTGCTGCAGCCATGGCTTTTTAAAAATGTTACCATCTGCCGGAGCCGGTCTCTGCTGCATCTGTCCAGAATACTGCAGGGAGCCCATGCTCTTTTTCAGCCCGTCCAGGGATTCCCGGTCATACCGCTGCGGGTTCAAAATATCCCCTTCCTGCCGTATGATCTGCTTTCCACTTATCGGGAATGTGATTATTGTTTTCTGCTCTGCCTCTGCTGGCAAACACAGGTGCTCATATCCAAGGTTTTCAGATAGCACATAACCGGTCAGGTCCATCTCATGCAGGCGCTGCATAACAATAATAATTGCGCCGTTCTTCGGGTCGTTCAGTCGGGTTTGCAGCGTATTCTTGAAAAAGTCAATCGTGCCCTGCCGTTCCGTCTCACTGTTGGCCATGAGCGGGTTCTGTGGGTCATCCACAATAATAATATCGCCGCCCTCACCGGTCAGTGCGCCGCCGGTAGAGGTGGAAAACATCATACCCTGGTGGGTGTTCTTAAATTCGTTCTGCCGGTTCACGTCATCTTTCAGGCGTACAACATCGCCCCAGTTCTCCCGGTACCACGGCGATTGAATAATATCACGGCTCAGTACGTTGTGCTTGCGGCTCAGGGAATCGCTGTACGATACCTTAATAAACCGCTTTTCAGGCTCCTGTGTCCATGTCCAGCACGGAAAGCACACCGTTACATTTATGCTTTTCATGTGTCGCGGCGGTATGTTGATCACCAGCCGCTTTATTTCTCCTGCTTTGACTGCCTGCAGGTATTCGCATATCAGGTCAATGTGCCAGTTCTCTATGTAGTTTGTGCCTGGCTCAATAATCGGCCAGGATTGTTTTATGAACTCAGCCAGGGACCGCTCTGCCCGCTCCCTGCGGATCCCTTTCAGCAGGAGGCCAGGGTCAAACTGGCTGCTATTTATGTAGCTTTCCCAGTATTTGCTCAAGCTCTTCCAGCTCCTGGTCACTCAGACTGGACATGTCCGGGATTGCTCCGGTCAGCTCAACGCTTCCATTGTGCTCAACAGTGGCCTGCGTTTTCAGGGATATGTTTTCGGCGGAATCCCCTCGGCTCAACCGTTCAATCTTCACGCCTACGTCTGCCAGACGGGCAATATCCTGGGCAGACAGGTCATTGTCAGAGAGAACCATCAGGCCGCGCGTGGCTTTGTTCAGCAGCTGCACGCCGAGCTTTGCGTGTAGTTCGTGCATACGCTTAATATCCTGCTCATTCCTGAAACGATCCAGCTCTGTCATATACACGTCATAGGCTGCTGCGCGTTCCACCCAGTTGTTTTTTGCGCTCAGCAGCTCCAGGCTGTTCTTTGTTTTCATTCCAAGCGCATCCGCCAGCTTTCTCAGGCTTCTCTTTTCCGGTTCCCGTTCCTGTGTCCCATACGGCATGTCACGGTATCGGCAGAACTTCATGTAATGCTGCGCTGTTTCCCCGTCCTGCTGTTCCCACAGTTCGGGCGCGTCCCTCTTTTTCGCTGCCATCCGGTTTCCCTCCTTCCTGTTGCATTTTCATTACTGCACGAAAAAGGCAGCCCGCGTGTGGCTGCCCATCTGGTCGGGACATTGCTGTCCTTACCGTTATTCTGTTTCTGTTTCCCCGGTTTCTACCGGATCCACGGTATTTGCCTTTATATTTTCCTCATTCAGCTGCACATACGGCCATTCCTTTCCGTCACGGGTGCAGGTAACGCCAGCATTGCCCGTGTACGCAACATAGCGGCGAATTATGCCATCACAATATGTGGGGCTTAATTCTACCACCCTGGCCTGTCTTTCGGCCATCTCTGCGCCGATCAGTGTAAAGCCAGAGCCTCCAAACAGGTCCAGTATAATGTCACCTGGCTCAGAGCTGTTTACAATGGCTTTGACTGCCAGCTCCACCGGCTTCTGTGTCGGATGGAATGTTGCCGTATCTCTGGCAACCTCCCACACGGCCCCCTGCTTTTCCTCCGAATACAAGAAAACGCTCTGCCCGTCTTTCAGTCTCAGGTATCGTATTTTCTTTCCCTTCGGCGGTTTTTCTGTCATTGATACCTTTGCACCGGCTCCATCTGTCACAACAACGCCGCCGCTCAATGTGGTGGCCATCCCTGCATCATCCCGGAGTGTCACCTTCCAGCAGGTGTTATTGCTGCGATCGCCGCACCACTTGGCCGTATGCCCTGCCTTTTCAGCATAAAACAGCGGCTCAAAGTCTCTCAGGTAATCGGTGCCGGACAGGTTGTGGTTATTTTTCAACCAGATCAGGTACTGCTTTTCTAACAGCCCGGCCGCCGTCATGGCGTCCTCAAAATCCCTTCGGGTGTCCGTGGCGTGGTAGATGTAAAATGCGGCATCCGGCTTGCTGTACTTCACGGCATTTTTAAACGCCGGAATCAGCAGCTTTCCCATGAGGTCATCATCTGTCAGCTCATCGTTGGCAATCATGCCGTTTTCCTTGATCTGGTTCTTTTGCCGCTGTCCGTGGCCGCCTCCACCGTCCAGGCTTATGCCATACGGTGGATCCGTGTTCACGCACTGTGCAAGCTCATCCCCCATCAGTGCCTGCAGTGTCTCTGGCTTGGTGCTGTCACCGCAAATCAGGCGGTGCTGTCCCAGGTGCCAAATGTCCCCGGCGTGGGTCATTGGTATGTTGCGTGGCGGCGGTACCGTGTCCTCCCCGTTGTTCTCTGTATCATCCACGCCTCCCAGGGCGTTCAACAGTTCTTCCAGGTCCTCCGCTGTGTAGCCGCTCATTTCCAGCGGCATTTCCCCGGTGTCCATACTCTGCAGCATGTCTGCCAGGGCGCTTGTGTTCATCTCTGCGAGCTCTGCAATCCGGTTATCTGCCATCAGATCAGCGTATTCCTCCGCCTCTGTGGCATATTGCTGATATTCAACCGGCACAACACTGGCTTTCAGCAGCCGCGCCGCTTCCAGTCTGCCGTGCCCGGTCACAACAAAACCGCTGCGCCTGCTCACTGTGATCGGTTTTCTCCATCCCTGCCCCTTGATAATGGTTGCCAGCAGTTCTACCTGCCGCTGTGGATGGGTGTTGGGGTTGCCAGGGTTCGGGACCAGCTTGCCAATAGGGACGAGCTCATCATGCGCACAAAATACCGGAATCCCTTCCGGTGTTGTAGCTCTCGGCTCTGCCTCTGTCTGCCAGTTGGCCGCGCTGTTGAAATAGTTTTCAGGGCTTCCGCCTTTTTTCTTTGCCATATATCCAATCCTCCACGTTATCAATTTTAGCACTATGGTAGTGCATTGAAAATGCCCACTTTTTGCCCTGTGCAAACCCTATGCAAGCCTGATACCATCAATGCCGAAAATCAAGGCAGAAAGCGGCTTCATAGCCTTTTCTATGTCCTTGTAGTAGGTGCGTTTTTCCACATCAAAATCATGTGCAATTTCCTCTGCGCTTTTTACCTCTTGGGAAATATAAGCAGCATACAAAATGTTGTACCGGCGCAATTCCTCCGGCTTGCCGCTCTGTTCGCACGATATCCGGTACAGGTTCAGCATTTCGTCAATATGCGCCAGAATGATCATTGTGCGCTGCTGGCTCTGCTCTATGCTCTCAATGTAATAATTATCTTCCAGCTGGTCCACGTCCAGGCCGTCCAGAATATCCAGGGCGCTTTCCTTCATTCTCCGGCCCTTAAAAACTGCCCCTCTCACATGGTCCTTAAAGTTCCTGTAATTTGCCAGCAGAAGCCTGGTGTTTCGGAGTCTCCTTTTGTACCTCTCCTTTGTCTGCGCTTTCCAGCGTGCTTCTGCCATCTCTACCCCGATCTGTATGCCGTCCTCTATTGCTCTCCTGTGCATTGCCTCATAGGCATCCGCTAAATATCCGGGCTCCATGCTTGTCCCTTTGGTTCCCCCCTGCATTTGCATTTCTTCACTCATCCCGCTTGTCCTCCCGTCTTTCCTTTTCTGCCCTTCTTAGTGCCCACGCGATCATGCACACAGCCCCTGCAATCATCCCCAGCACAAATACTACTGCACACCTCATTTTGTTTTCCCCTCCTGTTAGTCTACATCCCAGCGTTTATTGCTCCACAGCCTTATAGGCCGTTGTATCACGGGCAAAAACAGCTCACGGCTTACCGTGTAACACACGCCCAGGATTTTCATGCTATTAAATTTCTGGATCTGCGCCTTGGTTGGTGGTCGCTTTCTCCCGCCCAGGATCACAATGTCGACCGTTCCCTGTTTCTTGACCACATAAACCAATATGTGTTTATATCCCATGTTTCGAAACAGTTCCTGGTATTCCAATGCTGTCAACGCACAATCCAATTCTCCTATTATCCTCATATCCTTTTGCCTCTGTGAACGAGACACAGCCGGTTTTCCATCGGCTGTGCTTGTAATTATTTTGTTATCCCCATTTTCCACATTTTTCAGTGTGGAAAAGGTGTTTCCTGGTACAATTCACCATCCCAGTACGGTTTCAGGTTGTCTTTCAAAAATATCGGTGTGTTAGTCTCTCTGCACGCATCGATCATATTCTGGATCCATTCTGGCTGCGGCTTTGTTTTTTCTTTCTGCTGGCCTGTTTCCGCCCCGACAATCACCCAGTCCGTAAGCGGCCCAAACTCTTTTCTGTACTCTCCAAAATCTGCCATCATAGGCTCCACACTTAGGAATGTGTGGTAATTGAAATGGCGGAAAAGCATTTGTTCCGGGCTTGTCACCGTTGTGCCATACCAAAAATTATCACACGCCGGGAGCTTTCTATCTTTCAGCAGCTGTACGTACCTGTATGGATTCTTGGTCAGAAAGAGGTATGTATGCCACGGGGCAGCTTGCGCTGCCTCAAATACTCTCTCAATCCAGGCATCCGGTACCCATTCCCCGAACAGATCCCCCATGCTCACAACAAAAATAACCGCTGGTTTCTTTTTCTGTGCTGGCATCTGGAGCCTGTATTCATGCAGCACTGGCTCAAACTTTACCGGGAACGGCGTGACCTTTCCGATCTCGTTTTTAAAAGGCTTTTCCAGCACCCACAGGCCATTTTCCTTTTTCAGCTGGTCGGATGCTTTGTTGATCAGCATATTTCCGCAAAATCTGTTTGCCTGCTTTGCCGCATAACAATATGTGCAGCCATGTCTGCAGCCCGTCACCGGATTCCACGTAAAATCACACCATTCTATTTTACTTTTGTTCATCATCGTCCTGTCCTCCATATCCGGTATTTCCGGCCATTGCATCCATGTCTTTCCGGGACTGCTGGCTGTTTTTATAATCTTCAAACCGTTCCAAGTCCATCTCCTGGCGCTCCGGGTTAAACTTTATGTGCATGAATGTATGGCAGCCAAGGCAGCTACCGTGGCCGGTGTTGATTCCCATTTCCATTGCGATGCTTTTGCAAATCCAGTTTTCTTTCCCACACACCGGGCATTTCCCTGGATATCTCTTTCGCGTATCTCCTTTCCCTGCAAATGCTATATTCTGTTCTATCTGTTCTATTATTTCGCCCATGCTCACATGCCGCTCCTTTCTGGATACCTCCATTGTCCAGATCCTTCTCCGCACCATATCCGCCGTCCATCATCAGTAACCATTGTTATAATTCCATCTTGAAATCTGTAACCGCTTACCACTTTTCCCCGAATCCACTCACCCATATAAAGCATTTCAATTTCTGCTCCTTCTGTGTAATAAAACGGTTCTCCCATAGTTCTCCTTTCCCCGGAAGCTGCCGGATAATTGCCATAAGCACCAAAATGGCGGGTGGCAGCTTCCAGTGTTTTATTTGTGATATATTTTTCCTTAGACCCTTTCAGGCAGGTGCCTCATTTGTATTCTCTTCCGGTTTCCTTGTCTTTGATTCCGATTCTTCCAATCACTTCAAATCCGCGCCCCCGGATCAGCGCTTTCACCTCTCTTATCAGTTCACTGGCCGCATTGTCACGCCGGTGTTTTTCTTCTCTGGCAACATTGCCGACCGCTTCATAGGCTGTATTGTCTATATAACCGCTGGCGTTCAGCCTGTTTCTGTCCATGTGTCACACCTCCGACAGCTGTATGCCGGTTTCCTCAACGAGCTGGTTCCGGATACTCTCAAATGTGCAATTTCCCTGTTCAAATTCCGTCAACAGCTCCATGCAGCCGTCATAATAATCTTCCAGGCGCTTCCGGCCATAGTTTTTGCTATCGTGCAAATATTTCATTCCAAACAAGATCAGCATGTCCAGCGCCTTTCTGGTGGTCTCTTTTGCTCTTTCTTTCTGCATTTCCTCCACCTGTCTGCAGGCTTCCTTTGCGGTCTTGTCTTTCAGCTCTTGAATTTTATCCGGTGTCATCCGGATCTGCCGCTTCCTTTCCTCGCGCTCGGCGGCTCTACGTTCCTTTCTTCCCATCTCAGCTGCTCCTTTCTGATCACAACCAGGTTTCCACAACTTTGGGCGGGTCTTTCTCCTGCTTTTTGATCACGGCCATCCGTTCAGGCTTTGCCTCTCTCAACGCTTCCATGGTGTCTGCCAGTGCGATAATATGTGTGCCTTTCCGTCCGTCATACAGGCGTGCAACATAGTTTCCCGGATAATCATCCGGGTATGCGTACACCATGATCATAGGTGTCCCCTCTGGTACAACCGCCCTGATTAGTGTCATGTTGAAATACTCAACAACCTGGTCCTCTGTCCTCATCGTTTTTGTTTCCTCCTGCTATCTGATCAATTATTTGCAGGTATGGGAGCCCATAAATGCCGCCGGTGCTGATTTCCCATTCAGGATGCAGCCCATCAGCTGTCACGCTGGCCGTTCCCGGTGTTTCCCAAGTCCAGCCATACGCCTGCACAATCTTTTTGATTTTTCTTTTCGTCCGTTTGTGCTGCTCCCAGGCATCCCGCCCGGCTTTCCAAAATGGCCATGGTACTGTAAAAAACCTGTTCATTCCGAAGCTCACAGCCACAAATGCAAGCTGATTGCCATCCGCCGCCATCCAGTCATCCAAAAACTCCGCCTGGTGCTCCTGAACGGCCGAAAAATCAATTCTGGCATCCTGTGTGTTCTTTGCTTCGACCGCAACGGCTATGCCCCGGAAATGCCCCAAATAATCAACACAGCTTTTCTGTGTTACCTTGCAGCTTGTTACTTGCCCGCGTGGGCCGCGGAGCGGTATGAACTCAGTTGGTACCTTGTGCATAACCGCCACGCCCTTTGCCTGGTATTTGCTGTTTGCGAAATTTATAAGTTCCTCAAATGGTTTGCCACGGTTCGCTTTGCTGTGGTCTTTTATGTAGCTGCTATCATCCCACGCCATAGCCTATGCCTCCATGTCCGGATCCTGTG